CAATGATAGGTTATGTACTACTCGCACTTGCCGGAGCTTCTTCACAGCTCTTTGCGGTGTTTGGTGTCAAATTCCTTTATTTGGCCTTGGATAGGCACGCTAAAGTGCAAAAATCCCCTGCTAAGCGTCGAGCTTATACAGTCTTTTACTCCTTGTTTCTTAGAACGTTAGATGATGTGTGTAGACAACACCTCCCCTGGCGTGTCCAATTGCAATTGAAGTATTATGATGTGTGTGAGTCTCTTAAGCCTTACAAGCGATTTCTATACTTAACTGCCTTACTTTCTATGCTCAAAGCTTGTCTTCCTGTCATATGTTGGTATTTTCAAATTGATTTGAGATACTACCTTGCACGATACCTGCACCATGATCGCCCTAATGACCTTCGAAAGTTGTTCCGCGATACTGTCTACAGACCTGCAAAACCTCCTGGCAACCACACGCACGCGATTGAAGCAAACAACCGTTCTAGCGCTTATAAACTCATTGAGACCTTTGGGTTTATGGCTGATCTTATTCCTGCTGACTTTCAGACAGATGACCGTCACTTTGAGCATGGCTCAAGGTCGTATTTCACACTTAAAGATACTAAGTGTCAACCGAGACCATGGTTGGAGTTGCAGCCTAGCAACCTTATTACCATGATTGACGTAGACTATTATGTTGATATGCCCAAATTCTTAAATGAAAATTCCCTAGCTCCTGTAGCGATGTATACTATCATCCCGGAGACAGTAGCCCTGTCTGATGCACAAGCAGTTCACAGATTCGACGAAGATGGGAGGTTTTTCATGCAAGTAAATGGCGGTGCTGAATACCATCACGCTCTGTGGAATTGGTCTTATGATGTCATTAGTGTTTCTCATTACAATAGTATGTCCATTTACGAAGTTGAGAAACGTAAGATCGATAGGAACCGTTATGTTGTTTTCCTCCAACCGCTTGCTCGTTATGTGGGACTCAAGAGTCTTATTGCTTACTATTACCTCTCTGGCAAACGATTAGATCGTTTAAACCCCATTGTTAAGTCGATGACTGATACATTCGCTGTTTTGAATGTTATGTCTGAAACTGGGGTCAACGTGTCCATAGGTCAGCCTGGTACATATAATGTGGCCAATATCCCTCGATCGAAACTCGACACCGTCATTACTGCGGCCAAGAATTCCCCAAGCATCCCCATGTCAGCACATACAGTCATGGGAATTTGTACTGATGCGACGAGGGAAGAAGCAGTGTTAATTGCTCGCTATGTCCAATGTCAAATCCCTCCTCCGAGCCTAACCGTGTACCCGGTCGCTGAAGGGATAAACCATTATCAGCAAGTGACACATGACCGCTATGATGCAACAGCCCCCCATACGATGGTACCCATCGCAAATCCAGTTATTCTCGAGGTTTGTTCACCAGATTCGTGCGAAAGCAACGATGCTGCTGCAAGTTTAGAGAGACTCATTGGTCCTCAAGAAACCAGTGATAAGACTGAGATGGACTATTCCTACCACAAACCCCACATCGATTTTTTCGTCAATGCTTTGGCAGAGATGGTCCCACAGAGTGTCCATAATGTCAGACCTGTTGATGTTGATGAAGTCTTTGACCGGCAGAAACGCCCCACACAACAACGGATTCTTCAGACTGCGTTAGCCTCTGCGGACCCCGAGCCTGATAACAATATCAGCACCTTCCAGAAACAGGAAGCTTATCCAGGAATGAAACCTCCACGCACTATCTCGCAATTCTCAGCCGAAGCAAAGCTTGAGACAAGCCAGATGTCCTATGCGTTTGAGCACATTATAAAAGCGATGCCATGGTACGCCTTCGGATTGACACCTAGACAGGTGGCGAAACGAATTGCCAAGATTTGCACTGGATCTAAGTTCGTAGCTATGGGAGATGCCACACGGTTAGATGGCCATGTTGGTGTGACTGCCAGGATGCTTGAGCGCACATTTGTCAAGAAATTTTCACATGCTGACTGCGTTGGTCAGTTCATGCGTATTCTTGAAAATATGTACCTTAAGAAATCAAAATCAAAGTTCGGAATCAAAATATTAACAGCGCTGGCACGCCTCTCTGGAGACCCTTTCACCTCGTTGTTCAACACTTTATTTACTGCTTATACCGTATTCTTAGCATACGTCCTGGCTGGGTTTAGCCACGATGAAGCTTGGGATAAGTTGTGTACAAGTGGTATCTTCGGTGGAGACGACAGCACTGCAGGTGATTGCCCCGCCAAAAACTTGATAGTCGCCGCTGCTCAATGCGGTGTTCCTTATAAAGTTGATGTGCTTCTTTTTGGCCAACCAGGTGTGAACTTCCTGGCAAGGATATACAGCCCTAATGTGTGGCATGGAGATCCCTCTTCAATGTGCGACTTTAAACGTCAAATTATGAAGATCCATGTCACCACTCCGTCTAACGCTCGAATCGAACCATTTGATGTCATGATCATGAAATGCGTAGGCTACTTCCTATCGGATCCGAACACACCATTCCTGTCACAGTTGTGTGGGAAAGTGTTTACGTTGGCGTCTGTACGACTCGACCAGATCGAGCTTCTTTACAACTCATCCCTTTGCCAGAGCATATTGTCCTGGAGTACAAAGATATCATTCGATGAGCAA